CAAAGCCAGAGAAAGATATTCTTTTGGAGTATCTGACTGGAGAGGTTGGTTTGGTAATCAAGGTGCTTAACCACTAATAACTAGGGGGAGTTGAAATATACTCTCCCTACTATAAGGATTTAAAATGGCAACAAATATTAGAACAGTTAATAAGAGAGCAGGAGATGGAGATATTATTGCTACTCCTGATAGAACAAGAATATTAGGAGTTCATTCTTATTCTAGTATAGCAGGAGTAATAGCTATAGGAGACCAAACAGGCACAGTAATAACCTATGAAGTTCCTGCAAGTGCAGAATCAGATATGTACTTTGGAGAAATGGGTGTATTGTGTAGTGGAACAATAAGTATATCTACACCAGATGCAGGTAGTGTTACTTTAATAACAGGATAACATAGTGCCTAATTATTCATTTCTTAAAACTGATATAATAAATACTATAGAAAATAACTCATCAGAGTTTGAGGAACATATTCCTTACTTTGTTGAGAAAGCTGAAGGTAGAATAGTAAAAGAACTAGATGATTCTGGTTTAGATAACTTTTCTACTTTTTCATTTACAGCTTCTGACCCAGTAGTTAGTTTACCTGATGATACATTAGTTGTAAGAAATGTAAACTTTACTACAAGTGTTTCAACAGCAGCAATCCCTGCTAATTCAAAAATTAATTTATTACAAAGACCTTATGAATATGCAATAGACTATTTTCCTTTTGCTAGTGCATCAACAGGAACACCAAGATATTATTCAAGAAAAACTAATACACAAATTTATATTGTACCAACACCTGCATCTGCAGTATCAGGTGAAATACAATTTACACGTAGACCTTTAGCTTTAGCTAGTGCTACAGGCACAAGTGTAACAACATCAAACTATTTTAGTGAGTTTTGCTATAATGCTCTTTTTGCAGCATGTATGGTAGAAGCTACATATTTTATAAAAGATTTTCAAACACTAGCAAACTGGGAAGGTAAATATAAAAATTCAATAGATGCCTTACGTAATCAATCTAGAAGAACAAGACAAGATGATATGCAGTCAGCAAATAATCCTTCAGGTGGTCCTAATCCAGTATTACAAGGAGCACAATAATGGCTATTAGTAGAATAAATGTAATACAACAAATTACAAAAGTAAATAATAAAAAAAAGAAAAAGAAGAATAAAAAAGGGAAAAAATAATGGTTAAAAAAATATTAGGTAAAGCTGTATTAAAAGCAAAACGTCAAGCTACTAAAGATGCTGTTAAACGTAGTCAAAAACAAATTAGAGTTAAAGAAGGCACTATATTAAAAGAATCTAAATTTATTGATAATTCAAAAGAAGTATTAAAAAAATATAAAAATAAATTAAATACAATAAAAGAATTAGAAAAGAAAAAAGATATTGGTATAAAAAAATATAGAGGTTTTAATCCTAAGCAAATACAGCTTTCTAATATTAAATCAAATTTAAATAAAGAATATAAAGAACTAAATAGAATTGTTAAAGGATTTGGAGAAGGTTCTAAAATAGGAAAGTCTATGACTAAAGCTGAAAAAATGCTAACTAAATTAGAAAAACAAGCTTTAGGACAAGAAAAACAAATTCAAAAAAAAATTAAAGATAGTGGTGTTAAAGTAACTTCAAGTAAAAAAATAAATAAAGATGATTTTAAAAGAAAATCAAAGAAAAGAGAAAGAAGTCCTACAAAATCTGAAATAGAACAAAAAGCTAAAATTGATAAACTTAGACTTAAAGAAACTGATATAGGTGCTAACGCAAAAATTAACGCAAGACTATTAGAAAATTTATTAAAAAGAGGTACTAAAAAAGATAAATTTAAAAATTTAAGAATAGATAGTGAAAAACCTTTAATAGGTAAAGCTAAACAAAATGTTGAAAAAGAATTAGCAGAATTACAATCACAATTTGGTAGAAAAAAAGGTGGATTAATAAAACGTAAAGCAGGTGGACCATGTAAACCCAGAGGTGTTGGTGCAGCATTAAGAGGATTTAAAATGAAAGGGAGTAAATAATGCAAATAAAAACTAAAACTTTAATAGTAGGAGCTAATGCAAGAACTATGAATAATTCTACAGGTCATGATACAAGTGGTAAACCTACTGGACAAGGTTATGGTGCAGCAAGAAAAGGACCTGGAGTACGAGGACCAATCGAAGCTCAAGTTAAAGAAGAGCCTAGAGAATATAAAACTCAAGGAGAATAATTATGACATTAGTAAAAATAGCTAAAACTATATTAAAAAAGAAACCTAAATCAGGTAAACCAATATCTGAAAATAAAAAAAAAGCTAATGAATTACTTAGAAAAGCTAATAGAATAATGAGTCAAGCTATGAAACCAGAAATGAGAAGAGCTAAAAAAGAACAAGCAGAAGCACTTAGAGCTAAAGCTAATAAATTACTTATAAATGAAAAAGCTGTAGGTGGAGCAATTAAAAAAGGTGCAAAAGCTGTAGTAAAACGTGGTCGTAAATCTAAAAGAGGTAGACCTAAAACTAAAAAAGAAGTAGTTAAAAAAATTACTAAGAAACAAGACCCTAGTAAAATTAAAAAACTTCCTGGTGAAAGTGATGCAGCTTTTAAAAAAAGAAAAGCTTTAATTAATAAATTAAAAACACAATCTATGAAAGAGACAGCTAAAGATACAGGTACAAAATTACCTTCTACTAAAGATAGAACTTCAAAGTCTCAAACAATTCCTCTTAAAAGAAAAGAACAGTCTAAAGCATCTTTTAGAAGAAGAGTTATGCAAGGACTACAAGGTGTAACTAAAAAAGGTGAAAGTAAAGATATAGGTAAGACAGGTTATCCTGTATCAGAAACTATGAGAGAATTAGGTTATACTGGTAGTAGAAAAGGTGGGATGGATTTAAGTGATAAAGAATTAGAAGCTTTAGGTTTTCAAATTAAAAAAGCAGGTGGTGCATTAAAATCTATACCTGCAGGAAATAAAGGGTTACCAAATTTACCAACACCTGTTAGAAATAAAATGGGTTTTAAAAAAATGGGTGGTAAAGTTCAAAGAAGAGCAGGTGGTGGAGTAGCACTTAGAGGTTTTGGAGTTACAAGAAAAAAATAATGCCTAGAAAAAAAATAAAAGGTAAAGGCATGAAAGGCATGACTATTGGTAAAGGTGATAAAAGACCTACCAAGTCAGGTGCAGGATTAACAGCTAAAGGTGTAGCTAAATATAGAAGACAAAATCCTGGAAGTAAATTACAAACTGCTGTTACTGAAAAGAAACCAACAGGTAAAAGAGCAGC